ACACCTATCGTTCTGGTTGGAACAACTCAACCAGTGATGGCGAATTCCTCGTCACCACACAATTGAGTATTACATTCTGATACATATATGAAACGGGACTTGTCCCGACACTTCAGCAACCCCCTTGGAGAATTCCGAGGGGGTTGTTTTTATAATTGTATCCAACGTTCCCACAATTTCTTACCCTGCGTATCCAAACCAATCATTTGAAGTGCGAGTCTTCTTGGTTTTTTTGGCTTATTAATTAAACTCATTTGACATTCTTTAAGGAGTCTATTTCCCTTTTTAACGTTGCATTTGGGACAAGCCGTAACCAAATTAGTCCACTGTGTTCCCCCACCCCTAGAGCGGGGGTGTACATGATCTATTGTTAATTTTTTGGGGTTCTTTGATCTATATCTACAATATTGACAAGTATTATCATCTCTCTTAAAGACGTTTTGTCTTGACGGTGATATAGAATCCTCTGAATATGGCATGTAGACATATTTAACAAGGACGATTGCGGCAGGAATTTTATATTCCCCCCGAACCGTCCTTATAGAATAACTTTTAGAATAATTATATGGTTTTTTTGCTTTACCAGAAACTAATAATTTTATGGCTTTTTTCCAATTAATTACTTTAATAATCTCTTCACTCGAATTTAACAGAAGAACATTTCTATTCATGAATTCTCCTTTGGAATTTTTTTCTAATATATTTAGGAAAAGTGAATTTTAAAATTTCTAAAAATAAAACTTTTATACATATTAGTGGATGTTTAAGTCGGTTGCATATCTTTTAGCAACTTTGTTATGTTTGTCTGGTTGTGTTTCGAGTTTACCTGCAACACCAGTCCAACCTCAAAAAATAAAACCTGCTCCTCCAGTAACTCATACTTATCTGGATACTTTTCTATTTGATCCTTATCCTTATGTGGGTTCGGTGAGGTATGAGGAAAATGGGATGTTAATTGGGGGCGGGGTTCTCGTTGCACCAAGAGTGGTAATCACTGCTGCACATGTCACCGAAGGACATGATGATATAATTTATATTGAACATGATGGTGATGAGTATTGTATAGAAGAGGTAATATATTATCCAACATATACTCCTGATCTATTGGTACATGATATTGCAATAATCATCCTTGAAGTGGCTTCGGATGAAGTCCCAGTGAGTCTCTTTGATCCCAATAAAGATATAACTTACAAGAGAATGAATTTAACCACAGTCGGATTTGGGACAGGAAGAAAACGATTCAGCAATTACGATATGTTTTGGTATTATGGTAGATTGATTGGAAGACCAGAATTTATGATAATGTTACCCACAGAAGCAAGTATTTGGTTCGGTGATTCTGGTGGTGCGGTTCTCACACCAAACAGAAAATTGATAGGTGTTATGTCATATTTTATGCTAACAAAAAAAGGAAAGATTTTTGAGAACGGATGCGCAAGCATTGAGTACTATAGAGATTGGTTATTAGAAATAATGAAAGAAAGGATAATCGAGTGAACAGTAAACTAACAACTGCATTAATTTGTTCGGGAAGAATGATGTTCCAGTCCATTTGTAATATATTAGCAGACTCCTATGTGATGTCTGCTTTCTGGTTTGGACTTGGAACATTCTTCTGGTTTTATTCGTATAAGAAATTATATAAACCAGTATGACAGAAGCACTTCTTGAGATTGGAATAATTTTAATGATTTTTTTCCTACTCCCAGAAGAAAACAACACATCTAAATAGGTTATAGGAGAATATGTTGTGATCATTTCCGGAATAGACTATTCAATGAGAAGTCCCAGCATTTGTATATTTGTTGGTATTAATAATGAAACATTTTCTTTCGAAAGGTGTAAATTTTATTTTTTAACCGATGTAAAGAAATATGCCAACTTATTTCTTAATAATATTTTTGGTGAATCATTTTCAACGTGGGATGAAGATTCAGAGAGATATAAGAGCATTAGTGATTGGGCAATGGAAAAAATAATTGGCTCAGATCAAATAGCAATCGAGGGATATTCCTACAATTCAACTGGTAGAGTATTTCATATTGCAGAAAATACAGGAATATTAAAATATAAAATTTTTGAAATTGGAATACCACTAGAGGTAATTCCACCAGCAAATATTAAAAAACTGGCTACGGGAAAAGGAAATGCAGACAAAGATATGATGCACAAATCATTCATGGCAGAAACAAATTATAATCTCAAAGAAATAATAACACCTAAAAAAAATAAAATTGGCAATCCGGTTTCGGATATTATTGATTCATATTATATTTGTAAACATCTATATGATTCAATTAAGTGTTCTTCTTCTTAAATCCATTTTTTATTTTTATTTCAGAAACAATTCTCTTTGTCATATCACTTGTTAGATTAGATGCAATACCACCAGGACCAAATATTTCTTTTCGTTCCTCAAGAGAAAGACGATTTTTCATTTCTTCTATTAATTCAACAACTTCTTTTATTGCTTTCTTATCATTCTTACCATCTATCAACATCCATGCCACCACTCCTAATGTAGCAAAGAAACCGACGATTAGAATAATAAGACCAATTGTTGCAATCTCTTCAAGATAGTATTGACTTGCTGATGCAAATCCTACAGTTAATACTCCTATTGCAAGAACAACACCACCAAGTTTACCACTAACCCAGAAGGTGAGAAATGCACCACCAATGAGCATACCAAACCCTATCACAAAAAACAGGGTTATAAAATTATAAAGATTACCTAGTGCTTCTCTGCGAACTTCTCGGTCGGAGTGTTCGTATTCTATTACCAGATTTTCTAGATCTTCTATTTGACCAACTGCGGCTGCCACTCTGACGTTCGCTGTTTCTAAGTCCTCTAACGCCTCTTCGACTCGTATCTGTTCTTTCTCCGCATTGTCCACATGTTCCTTGATGGCCTCTGCGGAATTCTCGATGCTGTCTAAAGTTGGGTCTATGTTGTAGTTGCGGTCGTCCGGCACTAGTGCTATGTCGTTCAGAATCGACTCCGCTTCGTTGTCGATGTTTTCCAGACTTCCTGCTATCTCTCCAGTTGCATCCGTTATCTCGTCCGTCTGCTCTCTCTGTTCTCTCAGACTATCCACCACGGTCGAAGCGGTGTTTGTTGGAGGGTTCTCCCCTGTGAGTTGCCATGTCTCGCATCCCACGCTTACGAGGGTTATCAGTACGAGAATCCTCGCTAGATGCCTGGTTCTTCTTCCACTCAGTAAACCTTTCTCGGGCTTGCTCTGGTGTAAGTTTGCCATCTTCGATTGCCATTCTAATCCGTTGTCCAATTTTTTCTCGTTCATTATTTATCTCCAAGTCCTGTGCAACAAATAATAAAAATATTTTTATTCTATTTATTTTGAGGGGGAATCAGATATGACATTGTGCCGTATTTCTCATCCATTATGATAATTGGAGTATTTGGATTTCTGTGAGCATATTCTCTTATATCTTGGTTTTCCATTACATCCATATCTAATTTTCTATTCCACCTTTCATATTTTTTTCTACCATAATTAGACCTCATAAATTCATCTGTTGTTACTTCAAAGACATCACAACCAGCAAATTTCTTTTTCTTTTTTCTTGGCTTAACTGTAACGTCTAGTGGATTTTCGTTATATCCCATCCCCATTATTTCACCAGAAGATGCAATATTTGCAATTTCTTCTTTTATTTCTTTATAACTTTTCATGCTCTTTTATTCTTTTTTATATTTATTAGTGTTTGAATTTCTGATGCTGTCATTAATTTTGGTTCTTTGTTCTTAGAAGAAGCATTTAACAATACACTTCTTTTTTGGATTCTCTTGTCGCAGGAGTTCAATTTATGCTTGACTGGAAACTTCTTCAATTTATTATTAACTGAAGAATTCTTTGTTTTATTTTTTCCACATCCGCATCCCATTTTCAATCTCCTTCAATTTGCGAAAAGTAAGAATCGTTATATTTATAAATTGGGACACCAAATGCATACCCGACACAATTATTATACTCAGTCTTCATTGCATTTCCAAATGCTTCTTCAGTTAACTCTTGTTCTACATCAATTCCTTCTTTACCAAGAAATTCTTTTATAAATTCTTCAAATTCCTGACCATCTCCCCCCAGACTCTCTATGTCTTCTTTCACCAAAAACGTAGCAGTAGGAAGAGTGGTAAGCATAGAGCGAATTCTAGTATCGGGAACAAGAGCAAATATTTTTTTAATGTTTATTATTAACCTATCAAATATAGAAGAGGCTTCTCTTTCTTGTGAGGTTTTTAATTCGTGGGTTTTCTTCAAAAAGGTTCCATGTCTGTCTATTATACCGAGTTTATATGCATCCATCAACTCAAAGGGCATTGTAATCGCTTTAATAAATTTATAGACAGTGAATGCATTGACAATTTTATTTAGATCTGCTGTTGACATTTTATAACCTTTCTAGTACTGAAAATATTTTATTATCAAATGGAATTTTAATTATTTCCACTTCTGGTATTTCTTGTGGTAAATAATTCAAATAATTTAAAAATGTTTTCAAATATGAGTGATATTGGCTTTCTATTTTGAAAAATAATATCCTAGAACAACCTAGCGGACCAAAAACATTATTTAATACAATCATATGATTTAATATTAACCTTTCTTTAATTTCACCTTTTACATCAAATTTCTTCAATAACCTTTTAATATATTTAATCCGATTTAGATCTTCATAAAATTCTTCTATACTCTCACATTGAGAATTTCGATATTCTCTCATAGCATATAGTAAAAAATTATCATCAGTCAATTTCTTTAAAATCATAATATAATGTTATAATATTATCCTCTATTCCGAAGATGTAGGTGATATTGAAGGTGACATTTTATACAGACCACTTGGAAGTTTTTCTGTATTTACCTTTAAACTATATGAATTTTCAGAATTAGAAATACCATCTGTTCTTTCAAATTCATCAAAGGGAGTGTCTGTACTTTTTCCAAACGTCCCACCATGTCTATTTACAGGATATTCTTTCATTCCTTCATATGATTTTTCTTGCGGATTGCATTCAAAATCATAACCAGCCATGTTTAATTTGTTTTTAATTTGAAATAGAGCACCCTTTGGGTCTAAGAATTCTCTACTAGAAACTGCATTCAAAAATGCATTAAGGCGAGATAATTGTTCTGGATCCTCAATTCGATGAACACCATAATCACTCATTGCACTACGAGCATCACCGCCCATAGGTGTGTCTTCCATTTCAGTTAATGTTGTTTTCAATTCGTTATATCGTTTCATTAAAATCTCCTTTTAATTGCATTATATTTATATAAATTAATATGCTTCTCCCCCCAGAGTGGGGCCAACTGCTGTATCATAATGACCTATTTTTAGTTTATCAGTATCTTTTGTTTTTCTTTTTTCTGTTCTTGCTGTCTGTTGTAAAGCCACTTGTTGTACGCGGTTCTTTAGTTGATTATAATAATACCTTTCACCTGCCTTATAGCCGAGGGGATCATCTGCTTTTTCCGAATGGTCAATATCTTCATCTTCTTTGGGTGCTGGATCTTTCCGGTCTGTTGCGGGTGGACGGGGAGTTTGTGGTTTTACTCGATCTAGTCTTGGCAGTGGAACTGGCGTGATGTCGGTTGAAGTGTCGGTTGAAGTGTCTTGCCTAGGCGTTACTCTTGGTTCAAGTTTTGTGTCTGGGCCTACTGGGTCTGGCGTTGGGTCTGGCGATGGGTCTTGCAGTGGGAAATAAGGTATATATGGTATAGGTCTGGGCACAGGTGCAGGTTGTGGTGTAGGTGTAGGTCTGGGCACAGGTGCAGGTTGTGGTGTAGGTGTAGGTCTGGGCACAGGTGCAGGTTGTGGTGTAGGTGTAGGTATGGGCACAGGTGCAGGTGCAGGTTGTGGTGTAGGTGTAGGTCTGTGTGGACTTGGTTGTGTGCCAGGTCTACTTGGCCTTGGCCTTGTTGATGGTCTGACAGAACTTGTGCCCTTTGGAGCGTATCCGTTTGAGGAAATCCTTTTTACATTACGACTTGTATCCAAACCGGTATCAAAACGCCTGGTCCCCTTCGCAAATCTCGAACCAGATTGCACAATACGAGCAGGAGCACCGAATACAGGTGCAAGAGTTAATGCTGTCATTCCAATTGCAACCGGGTCTCCAGACGCAATCGGATCCCACAATTGTGCTTTGGCTTCTTTTCCAATTGCTGGTGCCAAAATGCTAGGATTCCATGCACTAGTGGGTTCATCTTGCGTATTTGCTACATTTTTTAAAGCGGCACCAATTCTTCTTTTATGTTCTTCTGAACCTCGCTTCGCGGAAGGAAGAGGAATATCAATCCCTGGTCGAAGAGGAAGTCCTTTATCTAATCTTCGTTGAGCGAGGGCATCAATCTTAGAAGAATCTGAAGTGTTGACTCGTTGCAGTCGGACACGGTGATCATTAATCTCTTTTAAAAAATTTTTGTCAAGATCCACAGATTCATCATAACGACTGCTATGACTTGGTCCACCTCCATTTGATCTTGATCTATATCTGCTTCGTGCCTGATTTAACTCATCAGATTTTGTGGCTTGCTCGGCAGCCTTCGCCTTATCACGCCTCGTTTGAAGTTTGATGTGATTGATGACTTCGTCAGCCTTCGCGGCAGATATCTCATCACGCTTCGCTTGAAGTGCCGCCTTGCCATCGTCAGTATACTTCTCTTTCCTGATTGTCTTCTTCCATTCTGTATTTTCTGCGTCGGTGTATCCGGCGTCTGGATCCGCAGCGTCAGGTCGCGTCATGCCCATAGTCTTAGCCTCCCAATCCGCTTGACTTCTCTTACCCACAGGCAAATTCGCCATAAACTCTTTGGCAACCCTGGTTGCTCTTGCTTGGTTACGCAAACTCGGAGTCGTTGCCACCGGTCCTGCGCGACGGTTCAGCCGATTCGCCAGCGGACGTACTGGATCATCCCTTTTTTTCTCTCTGTATTCTCGTTTCTGGTCATCAGTGACCTTTGGAGATGCTTCCCAAGCCGCCCGGACCACAGAGTCATCTACGGGTCTATTGGCGTGAGCGATGCCTGCCAGCACTTCCGTCGAAGTCGTTTTGCCCCGTATATAGTCATTATACGCCTGCGATTTACCGGCAGTTTGTTTATCAACCCCTGCTTGTATAGAAGGACTCGATGCAATAGCATCCCGGCGTGCTGCTGCTCTTTCTTCGGGCGTTTGTGCTGCACGTTTTTTATCTATCCTATCCATAATTTCTTGACCCGTTTCACCTGTCTTTGAATGTATTGGTATACCCCTACTGTTAACGAATTGCCCCGCGCTGTTCATTTGTCGTTGTGATGGTTTGGGTGTAGGTGCTGTTGCTGCTGTCGTAGGAGCAGGTGCTGTTCCTGATACACTGCTCGGCTCGTCACTGTGGCGTGTTCTGGAGCCCCCACGCCAAAGATTAACCAACGCCGCCTGGTTCGCAAGCGAATCCATTTTCGTTACTGGAGTTGATTTAACTTTACCACTAGAAGTTATTGTAGCATCCTGTCCCGGTGGAACAGGAATTATTCCAGCAGACACTTGTGCTTCGGTTCCTACATGAAGAGGGAGTCGTTGTGATGGTTTGGGTGTAGGTGCTGTTGCTGCTGGCGTAGGAGCAGGTGCTGTTGCTGCTGGCGTAGGAGCAGGTCTGTGTGGACTTGGTTGTGTGCCAGGTCTACTTGGCCTTGGCCTTGTTGATGGCGTAGGAGCAGGTGGTTGTCGCATCACAGTCCCGTCAACATTCATTATTGTTGGAGGTTTGACTTTATCTAGAGCAGCCATAGCAGCCTCCCTCTCTTCTGGAGAAGTCGTTCTGTGTTTTGATGTGTCAATTGGACCATATGCGGTCATGGTTTTTCTTGTTTTTTCCGCTTCTGTCTCTGGTGGGTGCCATGCTTGCTGATGCCCCCTGTTATAAACGACATCTGTTCCTGTGGTTTTAGTTCCCCCCAGCAACCAAGGAAGAGTCATCTTTCTAGTCATTTTATCCCAATCAAATATTGGTGTTGGTGCTTTAGATAGCACACTTGAAGAACCTGCATCCCCCACCATAGAAGAGACGACATTACCTGTTGGTTCTGGTGGATCCTCTGGACCTCCAGCGAGTGGAGCCTCTACTGGATCCCACCCACCATACTTGGCTTTTACACCAGTAACATTACCGTGCTTATCTCTTCGAATCCTTGTACCGGGACCTACTTTGATTTTTCTACCAGTTCTTGTGGATGTTAATTCTGTAGAAGGTTGATTCCAAAACTGGGCGGTATACTCATTTAGTTCTTGATTCATGGGTGCCCGTGGTGCCCGTTCGTTCAAATGGTTTTTAATTTCTTCTAAGCGTTCCTGTAGACAAAATGTTGATTCTACCACCAATTTAGCAGTTTTCTTAAATATATTCGAAACTCTGTTTCCGTGGTCAGACTCATCTAAAGATTCCATAACAACCTCAATCCTATTAGTTGTTATATTAGTGAGTTCCGTTACCAAATAACGAAAAACATCATTTTTGATGATGATGTCACCCTCTTGAAGATTTTTAACCGATTTAAAATTCATATATTAACTCCAAAGTGTAAAGAAACCTGTTATTATATATCTATGGTTTATGATTTTTTCCATAAGACAATTCAACCTCAATTATATTTCTCGCACTTAATATGGGTTCTTTGATTAGTTCTTCATCAATTAAATCCGCCTTAGACCAACTGCACCATTGACACATTATATAACCAGTAATCTGAGATTTCGTTTTGATGGGAAGAAACGAAAAACTTACAACATTATTACTTTCTAGGAATTGTTTACACCAAGAATCTTCCATTAATTGTGTTATGTGTATTTTTGGGTCATTTTCCAATAATAAATTCATACCATTTATACAACCAGAAAGTAAAATATCCTTCTTCGTTTTCATCTCAGAAGAAATGCCACCCTCTAGGGATTCATGAGTTAGTGTCATTTTCTTCATAGAAATTCCATCAAGAAATTCACCCCCATTGTGAAATTGGACCAATTGTGTTCTAGCACAATCAACTTTGACTCGAAGTTCGGTTAAACTTTCATGAATTCTAGTATGAATATTCCAAAAATCTTTATTTAGACTAAAACTTTTCTTCCATTTTTTCATGTTTCTACGAAATGACACAAAAAAACCACAAGCAAATGCAAAAAATGCTATTCCAATTTCCATCCAAAAAAATACATCAACTTCTTCTATTGTGTCTAGCATTATTTTTACCTATTATTTTTGCAAATGGTGTATCTTTCAATAATCTTTTAAGTAATTCCTCAGTTCCAATTTCTCCAGCACCATACTCTTCATCAACAATAGGATCATATGAATCTTTAATTGCTCTATTTTTAGATGCATTCATAACTTGTAAATTAGACGAATTATTATTTTGCGGATTTCCGTCTTTATGGTGAACATCATTTCCATCACCCTTAGAAACCCTTCCTTTTTTTTCTAATTTTCTTCTGGCCAATACTCTATTAGTTCTGTTTGCTATCTGTTTTGGTTTTCCATGATATTCTCTATATTCTTTTTTGTAGTCTCTTTCCTCCTTTACTTCCGAAACGTGAACTTCGTCTGCTTTTGGATATTCTGGTCCCTCAATATAACCTTGACCATTTTCGGGTTTGTTAGAAACTGGAATTTTAAACTCTTTACCATTAACAGTAATAAAATTATATGCAACTTTTGGTTGTTCTTGTTTAACCAGGTGTAGTTTAACATTATATTCAAAGGAAAATTCATTTTCGCATATTAGTGCTATTATTTCTGGTAAATTTTGTTCTATGAATTTCATAACATCAATTCGTTCATAGTTTCCCATTTGTTCTAATAAGCCATAATCTGTTAAAACAGAAGAAAGTTGATGTAGATGTGGGATTGCAGATAATTTACCATCAAGTAAATATTTCAAGTTTGAAATATTTTTCTCTTTGTTTGTATTGGGTTTAAATTGAATCTTCAATTCAAATGCATCACTCTTAATGAGATTGTCGCAATATTCTAAATTTATAAAATTCGTAGTATGTGGTGTTAATACAATATCAGATGATGCCAATGGACCAAATTTATGATTAATATCATAGGTATATTTTCCACTTAAGAGTTCATATAGCAAATGTGTCTTAAATTTGTCACTCTTTAAAGTTTTATACATGGTTGAACTGATATTTTCTTTAATCTTCTTGAAGTTTATTTCTGGTTTATTAAAATTATTAATAAATTTTCTATAAACTTTGACCAGTTGGTTTTGATCCATTTTCAAATAATTTGATATTGTGGTGATAATGGAGTTAGAAGTATTATTATCTTTTATATTAGACGAATTCAAATTACCTTCGAGGTTGATAGTAATACCCAACACAGCATCATTTTCAGTAAATTCATTCAAATAATCTGTTTGGTCTGGATATAATAAAAGTTCACTTTTTGCATCTCTGAAATCGCCCATTCCCATTTCCGACCAACTAGCAATACCAGCCAATCTTTGAGGTGTCCACCCTTCTTGATCAATCAATCTTCGTATAATATTTTTACAACTCTCGTAAATTTCTGGAGAAACTTGAGTTAGTTGTGGAGCAGCATCAACCCTCGACTGAATATCATCTTGACTGAATCCAGCAACTTGTATTGCTATGAGGGTTATAGCGTGTGCATAATGCACATTATCACTAACTTCTTTAGGAATTTCCCCGACAACATTTGCTCTTTTTAGTGCATTGATGTCTCTTGGAGAAAGAGTTGCTCTAACTTCTTCTCGCCCTATAGTATCCAAGGAACGGGGAATACCATCTATGAAGTAATTCTGCTCATATTCCATTTGAGCAATTTCTTCTGGAGTGAATTGTGCTTCTTCTGGTTGTTGAGGATCATCTCCACCATCTTTAGAATTTGGAGGTGCTGGGGGATTTTCAGATCTTTCTACTCGTTTTCTGGCAGAATCACGATCTTTTTTGTTGTCTATACCTGTACCTTTTGACATCTCTGAATCCATTTTACTGGCTTTTGAAGATTTATCTTCAGATACAAATATATGAAAAGTGGAAAGGTTTTCTAAAATAAAAGGGTTTTTATTATATTCTTTGGAGAATTTAACAAATTCTGCCTCATTGAACCATATTGGATGTGTTTTTTCTTCCATGCAATAAACCTTTTTGGACTTCTTTAAATAACTGTTTAGAGTCAGATATATGTATATTTTTTGGCAAACCTATACAGAAATCCTGAAAATTATTGCTTTTAGCGAACTGTCTCATTTGTTTAGAAGATATTCCTTCTATTGAAGTATTTTCAATTTTACTTCTGTCAACTGAGACGATTTTAAGAGAATCAATATCAAATTCAGATCCAACATAATGAAGCAATTTCTTTTCAAAAATCCTTTTTCTGTCAGATCCCACAACCATGATTAAATTCTTATATCCATCATTACTCAAATCTTTAATTACATCAAATATGCTTATTATGCTGTTTGATTTCTCTATTTTGACCCCCAAAATAATTTCAATGAACTTTACCTTTTCATCATAGGGGAGTGGATTTATTTTATTATCTTCTTTTTGTGAAGTATATACCCTATATGAACAACCCAAATGATTTGAAATTCTTTTCATTTCATTTATGATCTCTACATGACCTTTTGTTGGAGGGTTAAATCTACCAAAAGTAAAAACTACATCGTTCATTGTATATGAATTCTTCTTGCTAATTTAATGTTGAAACTGCTTTTGTCATTTGACAATGCTTTACTTGACACTAACGAGACAAACCCAAACTCATTTGTTTTTCCAAATTGCTGTGAAAAGATATAGTTGGTATTGTCAATTTTAGTATCCATAACAGTAGAGGTTATATAAACACCGTCCATATTTAACTCAACATTAGTATCTTTGGTTATTCTAGCAACAAATGCCAATTCGTCTTGACTCATTATATACCAATCATCATAACCATACAAGAAAGATTTTCTAATGTGGTTTGTCAACTTCGACCCAAGACCATAAAAGTCAACACCATCACCATAGATGTTATAATGTCCATTATACGGAGAAGTCTTATTGCTTCCACTTGCTGTTATTAACTGCTTTTCGTCCACCTGCAAATCAGATGGATATAGAACTAGTGCCCATTTATTATTAGAACTTTCGTTAAATGATCCTCTTGCTCTATAGTTTGATGCGGTCCCACTTTGTATGTTTCCGAAAACTTCAGAATTATTAATTCCCCCAGTCTCGAAAATACCAACATAAATTCCATTTTGGTAATAGTCACCAGGGCTCATAGAACTGAAAGTGGAAGCATTTTCAAATTTAGATGAATTATTAAAGTTTACGGCAGAAGAACTTGAGGGTTTTTCTGGCGGCAGAGGGCATGGGGCTTCCGAACACATTATTGGTAATGAGTCTTCTGGGATACTCCAAATGCCACCCCTTTCTTCGCACCATTCCCTCTCAACTGAATCGGAGCAAGAATACGCTGTTGATTCTGAATTTAAGAAACAGCAAGAACTAATTAAAATTTCGTTCATAATATCAGGAACTACAGATGCTGGTAACCCAGACAAATCTCTAGATTTGGTTTTATTTAGTTTCAGACCATCATTTGATACTATAGTTGATACTGGACATGAAACGGCATCACATGACCTACCAGACCAAAACATTTGATATCTTTCTTCGCAATTTGAAGAAACTGTCATGATACAATCACCATTTATTTTGTTACAACATGCACCAACAATTTCAGCACGAGACCCCGAACCGCAATTTGATGATTGGCAAGACGTACCATATCCCATCCAACCACTTTCACATTGGAACTTTTCTGAGATGTTGTTACAGCAATTTCCCATTTTACAATTGTAATTGCAACACGCACCAGCACCACAATTTATACCTTCGCATAATATTCTATTATTGGGATCATGTCCATGCCAATTCGCATCTGTGCTTCGACTATAACAATCACGTTCTGTTGTGTTTATACACTTAACATTAGAATCAGAGGAATAACAACATGCTGCCTTTTCATTGCCAGTTTCATTGCCATAAAACCCCGTAGTATTACAAGGAGAAGGAGATGATTCACATAATTGGTTTTTATTGAAAACTCCGCCATGCACATCCTCACACTCTGTTTGAGACATTAGCATACAATTCAACATACCACCATCAGCAAGAATTGAATCTATTATTGAGTCTAATTGTTCTATATTAAGAGCAGCATGATAAGAACCACCAGTTCGATTGGCCAGTTCCTTCAATCTTACTTCTGCCACTGATCCCTCTTCAACACCAAAACCTATTGTTATATAAGTCGTCTGTGGATCATTATCGTCCATCCATTGAATATAATCATCAGAGTTTGGTGCGCCGTCTGAGAAGAATATAGCAATGCTTTTAGTACCGCCGGTGTGATATGCGTCGTCTATATCATAAGAATGGTGCAATTGGATAGGATTTAAGTAATCAGTATTATACCAAAGAGGAAGATATTCATCATTAATCCACGGTGGTAATAAATTCCACCAAGCGTGCAATACTGGTTCGTACTTGTCGTTAATTACTCCAGACCACAGATCAACAGAAAAGTATATTCCCCGGTCAGGATCAATGACTTGTATCATCTTATTAATTAATTTTTCACTCCATCGTATTATATCATCAGCATTGCTGCCTATACTTAAACTTTTGTCAAGTGAAAGTGATATTAAACCTAAATTCTGCTCAAGTTCCAGACAACATGCACCATAACACCCACCCTCACCATCCATTCCTGGGCATGCCGCCTGACCACCATCTGCACATGGAGTGTCACATCCGTGCCAACAAACAGTATCTGGATCATGCACACCATCAAGCATCCATGACATACATTGGCCCATGGTTAATTGCACACAATCCCAAACATCCGAGCCATCGAACAGGCCACAACATGCTCCAACACATCCTTGTCCTAACTCACATATAATTTCATCACACTTCTTTCCAATCGTACCATAATAATCTACTCCGGGAAACACTGAAGATTCTCTTTGATAACACTCAGTTATAGTACAAACATCTTCGCACAATTCTGCACCAAGATCACTCATATAGCAACATGCATATTTTTCTCTTATGTCTATAGTTTCTCCTTGTGGAGTTTCTTTAGAACAAGAAATGTCAGGATCCTCAACAGAAGAGCAATCACCATCTATCCATATTCCATCATTCCTTTCACATTCACATTCTGTTACCATTTTTAGGCCATCTGCTGAGATTCTTTCAGTTTCACATACACTCAAATCAGAACATAATATTTCAGAATACCATGTTCCATCACAATCTTCACTCTTAATTCTATCCGAACAAGTATTATTCTCGCAACATGCACCAAGCAAATCACAAACCCCATCACCAGAACAATTTGTCCCCACTCCCAGGAAAGATCCCCGCAAAGTAGCACATTCCGATGAAGTTTTGAGACTGCATACTCCATCAACGCAACAAGCACCATTGAAACTAGAACCACAGGGAGTATCAGTACATATACTATAATTGCCCAAGTACTCTCCCTGATAATAATTCAAACATTCTTCTTCTGTTATATCAGATATACACTTATTGAATGAACAGCACGCTCCTTTTGGAGAACATGGTTTATTATCGCATGATGTGTTTTGCCCTAACCATATTCCTTCTAGTGATTCACATTGATATTTTGTTGCAGAAACACAACCACTACTTGGGGTACAACATGACCCGATTAAATCACCAGGAGAAAAGAGATATAATTTCCCGTTTGTTAATAATGACGTATCTTTTAATATTGGCTGTCCTATAAGGAGATAATTAGTATCATCTTTTACGTCGCTCCCACCCTGAGAAGATGAAATAGTTCCTGCATAATGTGTTTTATTACCTATGCTCCCTAAACTATCACCAACAATTTCTTGTACCGGGAACATAGTATCTTCCCAGTTAGTTTGTGTTTTATAAACATAAACAGATTGTTCTATATCAGATATGAAGATATAATCATGAATAAACGAAACAGAATACCCAGAATCAACATTAAATTCTTGTTGTGCTATCTCTGTATAATTTGCGGGTGTATATAATTTAGACTTCAAATTCCATTTCATTCCATCTCGCTGAAAAACCAACCCAATAATTGTGTTATTTTTTATTCGTATTCTAGATTTCAATAAACAAACCATTGTGTGGGTTGTTTCATTAACATGAAGTTCTAGTATATCAGAATTTATGTTATAATTTCTGATATCAATATACGAATCTATAATCCAGTCATCGTAAACTTTCTTATAAAAGTTTATTGTACCAGATTCAGCCATAATAAATGTGTCATCATAAAACCAAAATGCTGAATTGGATAACATTTTATTATTTTCGCTAGAAAATGTAGTAGAATGTTGCCAGTTGTTGTTGGAATCCTTTTCATATAAGTAAAAACTACCAACAGGTTCATTATAAACATCCTTTAATGGTTTATTATATCCAGTATATTTGGAACCTATTATTAATTTTGTATCGCTAAACATCCTAACATTCTGACCAAATCCCCCGCACAAATTGTCTGAACACTTCAATGATGTTTCTGGTGAAGTTATGGTTTGTGTGATAGACCAAGAACCATCTTTTTCGTATATGAATACTTTTCCATCATCAGAACAAACACCACCATTACAACCATTTATTTTATACGATTTTGGAAATCCAATAGCAAGAGTATCACCAAAGACATCAAGATCTGCACCAAATGATCTGTTGCAGAAATTTGAAGCATCATGAGAACTAGCACTATCAATTGCTGTTGGGGCTGACCAAGTTTTCAAATCTGAATTATAATCAGAAACCATAACCTTAGTCGGTTTGGTTGCTTTTATATAATCTGATTCATTCGAACATCCATCATCAGAATCCCTGGCAGAAAAAATAGAACTAACATTTCCATCAGAATCAACAACTAATTTAACTTTAGTTCCATAATACGCCCCAGTTGTGGCTCCCGCTATAGAACTTTCATCATTCCAGATATATGTGTTTGCCCCACTTTCTCTAAAATCCCAAACTTGTTCGCTTGAATATACGCAAGAACAACAACACCCCAAAGAAGACTGTTGGGGGCATTCTGTGTCGTTTATAAAAAACAATCCTGAAGCATTCAAACAATCGTAATAAGTAGTTTCTTCTTTTGTACCATCGGGAAAACAGCAATATCCCTGAGTAGTATTACCACCCAGCGGATTTGCAGAATATATATTCTTATTTTTAAAGTGGTACTGAGAAGACATTCAAAACTCAGTCTTTATTCCATGGAAGAAATCCCTTAGTCCATTTCCACAGAGGAATGCCAACAACTGTTCCTGCAATAAACATCAAAACCGACCACCAAATTGTACCTAACATATCTTATCCTTTCAGTTTAATATAATGAAAACCTTTATATTTAGTCAGTTTTATTTCCCCATGCGATGAAATTGTTCCGACTAAATTCCAATCTGTCTATCAATTTTATTATCTTATTTTTACCATCTACAACAACCAATCCCTCTGGTTGTGTTTCTTTGAGATTACCATCTATATCAAAAAAAGTATTAATATCATCTGTGTTATTTATTCTACTAATGAAGATATTTTTAATTTTTAATAATTTTCTCCGAATTTTAAAAAAAATCCTAATTTCAGCATCGTGGTCGTTTATGAAATCAAACAAAACCTTTCGTTTGTCGTCTCTTAATCTTTTACCCCGAATCGTTTTTAGTTTTAATTTTTCATCTTCTATTTTATCAGACAACCACTTCAGAAATGAATCTAAACTATCCTCTTTAATGTTATTCTTGACGTTGTGATTAAAATATTTATTTAAATATGACGTTAGGTAATTTTGGTCTTCAAGTTCATCGAGGAATGGTTCTAAACCAACGTTTTTAATCAATTTCATTTCAGAAGAAATTAAATTCTTTTCTCCATTTGTCAACAGAGAAATGTTTGTGTATGATGAATCAATAGCCCAAATATTTTTATTTTTCGCAAAGTTAGATATATCTGGACCATATTCTGGTCTCAGTTTAGAAATTTTCCTTCCAGAATATTTCGTATGAAAAACAATACCAAATTTAGAAGAATTGATTTTTTTACCCAATTTGCTGGAATTAACAACACTATATGTTATAGTATTGGGTTTAAAGGTCAAATGCTTCTGATGGTTAATGGATCTCTTTCTGACCAGAGAAGGCCAAAATAACAAATCTCCCTGATAGATACCATCTATTCCTAATTTAGAAAGTTCAACCAACAATGACGAAAGCAAATAAGATAAATTCTTATTATTTTTATAATTTTTCTTAATATCAGACAATGTGTAATTAAGAATTGGTATTTTATTAAATACACCCTTTGTGCCAATAAAGAATTTCCTATTTTCTGGATTTATTCCACACACAATACTAGGAGACCCGTCCCATTTCAAAGAAGTTTTTATCTTTTTTGTTGGCGTTCCTGAAAATATCTTCTGCAATTCAGAAAAAAAGGAAAAGATTTCACCCATTCCTCTTTTTCCATGTAACATTAGATCTTCTGCATGTAAAATGGTAGTATTTTTCATATATGTCCCCTCCAATATTCCTCAATAGTACCCTTAAGGGCTTTAACATAATTTTGGGGTTCTTTGATAAATTCTTGGACAATTCCTTCTTCGGAACTTATTAAAATCACAATCTGTTCTATAGGAATCCCAGTTCGTTCCTGCCACATTATAGCATAAGCAGTGGCTTGGAGAAAATAATTCTCTATTTCTGACTCTTTTTTGGGATTTGTGCTTCCCTTAAAGTCAATAATAGATAATTTTCCTTTATAATTAGCAACACAGTCAACTCTGCCTGCAAGTTTCAATAGACTGCTCCAAAGAGGAACTTCTAAAGCATGAATAATATCAATATGATTGACTAAATAATCTTTTATCTGAAAGAATAGATCTTTAATATTCTCTTTATTTTCTAAAAAATTATCTTTTTCTAGAAGAAATTGCTCTATTGCTTCATGGAGATCATTTCCCCTCTTCAAAACTCGTCTAGATTCTCTTGGGTTATTCTTTCTCCATTGTTTAAAGAATTGAGATTTTTTCCAACCCGTTACAGTAGTAACCGATGGGTATTTTCCCTCTGGAGAAATATAATACCTGCTATTATTTTCCATAATAGCAGGTATTTCGATTATATTATAATCATTTTTATGAATAAATGTCATGAATATAGTATAACTTCAAAGTGAAAAAAGTCAATAAATTATTTTGGGTTTCGTAATCCGCCAAGTATCTTTATAATTTTGTCAACTAGATTTGCTTTGCCTTTATTCTTTTTTGGAATATCACTAGCATATACCATCTTTGAATATTGTGGATCTTTGCGACTTGAATCTGGTCCAAGTTTAACCAAAGGAATTTCGCCTTCTTTTGGTTTTTCGTTTTCCAAAATTTGTGTTAGTGGATCATTCATTTTCATGGTGCGCATATAATCAACGTGTTCTGGTGATTGTTTGGCAGCATTTACCCAATTAAAAAAATCTTTATTACTCATTGTTCTTTTCCTTGTTTTTTTCCTTTAAAAATTACCATTTCATTACACTCCTACCACTGTCATCAACTTGGTGTTTTGGTCCTTCTATGACTCTGGCCAAATATGCTCCAGCCCATTTACCCAAACTATGCCTCATTGCTCTCCTCCTGTTACGTTTAATCTTTTTTCTTTCTGCTTTTGGAAGTTTTTTAAGATCCGCTTTTGAAAACTTATCAACTTTTGCAAATGGATTTGTCAATTTAAAATCATATTTTGGGGAGTCTGTCGTTGTTGATTCTGGATCAGACCGTCCAGCCTGTCTTGCTGTCCTTCTTGTTCTTTGTGCTGAAGGTCTATCTCTGTGTGATCCAGCAAGAGGAACTTCATCACCACCTTCACCACCAGCAACTGGGGTAAAACCATGTTGCGTGGTAAAATCTGCCACAGCACCATGCAACGGGGTGGATGATCTATCTCTTCCTGATAAATTAACTCCATGTGTTTCACGAGAGAGGGAAGATTGATATTTTTCTATCCCCTGTCTGAATCCTGAGAAAAAACCACCCCCACGAGCACGAGAAGGAGTTTCCACCGGTCTTGGTTTATCTGGTTCATATAGAACAATATTTTTCGGTCTTGGTTTATTTGGTTCATATAGAACAATATCTTTTGGATCTTTTGGATCTTTTGGTTTTGGATCTTTTGGTTTTGGATCTTTTGGTTTCTTTTTACCAAGCCACCGCTGAGCCGCTCGGGTGCGCCTGGGAGCAGAAGAACTAGCAGGATTTGCACTAATTGGGAGCCCCTTCTTGGGGCCCCTTGCTTCTAATAACCAATTATTAAACTGTAACATATTGAATGTCCTTCATTATTCTATTTATAGAATTAGGTATCCTTACGGGTGACAGAAATTATTTTTTCTATTTGCTTTTTTAATTTAATTTCTCTATCGGGCCAATAGATGTAATTTTTATCTGATGATTTCATCAAATTATACAAAAGAGGAAGAATCATTTCTTCAATGGATATCATTCTCTCTTTAGTATTTTGTTCCAATTCATGCTTTCTTTCTTCAATCTCATCTATAATGACCTTAATATTATCAGAATTATTTTGCATGGCTTGTGAAAACTCATTAGTTTCGATATTCAATATCTTATCAATTTTTTCCTCAATCCTAGAAAAATCCAAATCATTAGAAATATTATCATCATCAGAATCTAATAGCATAAAAATAGAGTTTATTCTGGAATTTATCTTTTCCATATTCTCTATGATTTCATCAGAAGAAACAACAGAAGATTGAACTTGTTCTTCTGATTCAACAGAATCATCGTCCACCGCAGTGAATCCGAAATCAAAATCCGTGTTGAAATATTCCTCTAAAGGAACAAATTGTTTTTCTGAATCAGACATTATGATGTTTTGTTTCTACTTGTTCTTTTTGAGGTCTGGGTCAAAAGTTCGGATCTTCTTTTGCCACCCAAAATTTTCAATCTGGTGTTTCTTACATCGTGCGCACGTTTTCCTCTTGCACTTGCATACTTTCTTGTTAGTGGTAGTTTGTACTTTACATATTTTTCTTCTTCTTTGCCAGTATCGGCACCAGCGAAGAAATCCCATACTCTCCCAAGAATATTTCTATTCTCATTCAGCATAGAGACAAGATTATTCAATGCGAATATGTGCTCCAACACCAACTCTCGATTTTCCTTTTCGGTCAAATTGTCTTGTTTTATTTGATTTATAAAGTTCTCTACTAGTTCATTTCGTTCCATAAGACAAATCCTTTTAAATAAATATTGATATAATATATATAATAAGGAAAAGGAGACTTAGCCATGATGGATGTATATCGAGGTCTATTTCTTGTAGATATAACGGGAGACGCAGGAATATCTGCAAATAAGGGTGTCATTCTCACAAGCAATAACACAACTGCCGTAACTGTAACACTAACCTTCTTTGATATTTTTGGTCTGACGGGAGCCACTGCTAATGTGTCCACATCGGGCGGTCAACCAACCGTTGTTCCTATGATGGTGAAGGGTGTTGGAGCGGTTTCTGGAGGCAAAGTCTTAGGAATCAACTGATTTATTATCCTCTATTTGTAGAGGATAATCAGCAAAAGACTTCAATTTTTTCGCTTCTCTTTTAGAGAGAGTTCCGTCGTCTCCGAGAACATTCTTTAAATCTTTATATAACCTGATATAATAATACTTCTCAAGCATCTTATAGATGACATTCTTGGGAAGTTTGTTATATTTCCCATACTTCTTTATTTGTTCTGGAGTCATATCACGATTAAATCCATCATCTTTGGCTTTAGTGATATCCTGCCCTATATTGATAATGTCTTTCATATCTTGTTCTATTTCCTTCAATTTTCCGGAAACAGCAGTGCTCAGGTTGGCAACATCATCATCATCTAATTCTTCCAATTCCTTGAAGTCGATAAGATCACGAACAAATTCACCCTTAACAACATCTAAACCATAGACCTTATTTTTAAATTGCTTAACATATAAGTTTGCATCTATTGGAGAAGAGTCTGAAATTTTCTCAAATTTGTTTGTTCCTATGTTATAAACAGCATCAGATAAGTCATTTGCACGATTAAATATATTTTCGTCTACTATAACAAAATAGTTTATGGGGTGTTTAGTTCCTGTAATTTCTTTTCCATTAGCACGCAGTGCTTCTTTCTTCAGTTTATCATGCATCATTGCACGTTTCTCTACAGGAACATCAAAAAGAATATTAATATCTAAATCGGCATCTTTTCTATATTGTTTTGTTAGAATGGAACCTATCAATCTATAATCTTTAACCGATGCAATTTTAGAAAATTTTTCTATTTGCTTTTCTATTGTGCTTCTAATGTGTCGTTTTAATGTTGGACGTTTAGAATGAAATCTATCAAAGATACTCCTCGAATAATCTTTCCGAGGAATATCAATGATAGATTCAATCAATTTGTTATATGTGAGTCCCATCAATCCTCTTCAAAAATTTCCTCTGGATCATAGTTAAAATATTCATTCAAAGCAGCAGTAGTTATGTTCATATTTTCTAAAATTTCGTAAATATTTTCGGTCTCTATTGTTTCTTCTGTTAGGATACCACCTTCCATAAGGCCATCAAAAAAATCTGAAACAATTTGTTCGACTAATTCTTTATGTTCTAAATTGTGCATAATTTGCTCCTTTATTAATTTAGATTTTTTTCTAATCGTCTATAGACGATTTCATTTTATGTCTTATTTTGTTTTCTTTAACATTTCGTCTAATTGAAATGCTAAATTAAAGATATAATCAATTGCCTCATTAACATAAATGGCAGTGTCTTCTTCATTAAGAGATTCGTTTAAACTTCCATCTAGAATATCAGAAAGATATTGCTCTGCAAGAGAAAGCGACCCCCCTTCAATATTTTGAACCTCTGTTATTTCTTCATTGAGAGGTTCTGGTTGCGGGGAATGAGACACAACAACTTGCATTGCTGCATCTTTAAGGCTGTTATGGGAGTTTCTAGAAATTGTCATAGTTAGGTTCCTTTTTATTTTCTAATTATATTATCTATCTTCTGGATAAGTATATGGGGGATTTTTTTCTCCGCCCGGGTTTTCAATTTTCTTTTTTATGTCATATTTCCATTCCCCGGCATTCGGGTGGTCTTGTGCTGCTTTGAGAACTTCATGGTTGTCGCTGTGCTGCCACGCGTGCCATACAGTCTCTTCACCGGATTTGGGGTGTTTAAGTGCGGCTAGTGCAATATTGGGATTTTTATGGCCCCCCATAGGAGCAATACTATCTTCATCAGAGTATGAGTGAGAAAGTATCAGGTTTCCAAGTTCGTCATCTTCCCGAGCATCATGATGCATCGATGCATGATATAATGTCTTGGTGTCCGCTTTTGAATGCTGAACAGCCGCTTTAACGACACTTAAATCATCATGCTTCGCAGCAATTCTTGTGTCGTGATGATCCGACAAAGAATGAGAAAGTGCAACTTTAACAGTATCTGGATCATCACTACGAGCAAAATGTTCAACATGTTCTTTATTAGCATCAGAGTGCGATAATGCCATTTTGGCAATTTGATGCATGGTCACCTCGGATTTTGGTTTTTGAACATTCGGGTTCCGGCGAACAACCCGGACACCCTTTCGACCTTCTTCATCATGTGTGGACCAGTCTGGCCCGTGTCGCCGATCTTCGTTAATTGAGCGAGAAGGAAAAATAACATTCAATATATCTTCGTTCAAATTATTATGTGTTTTTCTTGATATTGTCATTTGAGTGTTCTCTTTATTATATATTCTTTTGTTCTTCTTGTTACGACATTCGATGAACTTTACTTGAATGTTTGAGCAGAATAATCATCTACTGAGTCTAAAAACTGCACACAGGATTTTAATAAAATATTGGATCCAACTAATTCATATTTCTCTTCTGAGAGAATTTTGTTTTTCCAATTTTTTAAAAACATATTCACCAGCCTTAGGATGATCTCTGATCTTTTTGGCTATTTCTGGATCATCTCTGTTTATTGGGGGTACAACCATACTTAAAGTAAAATCATCAACATTAGGATGATCTATGATCTTTCTGGCCATTTCTGGATCATCTCCGTGGTGAACTGCAATACGTGTTAAAAAAGCCGAAGAAACTTCACCAGCCTTAGGATGACCCATGATCTTTCTGACTACTTCTGGTTCATCATGATGGTGATCTATCATTATTCTCATACTACGTTCCTCGCCGTCGGTCCATGCGGCATTGAATTTAGGATTATTTAAAACACCCTTCCAATCACCTTTATATCCACCCGGAAACGTGAATTGATGATGCACTTGTTGTTCAGATCTTTTTGGCAATAACTCGTGTGTTTTTTCTGCCACTTCATCATGATTTTCAATAAGAGAATTCTGGCTGTCAACAATTCCTCTATCCGAATATCCATGACCAAGAACGGGATGTGTTGTTCCTTCTTTGGTGTAGAGCATGAATCCATGTCCCTGAGAATATCCTGTCATGAATTGGTCATTAGAAGCAACACACCAAGTAGCATTCTCCCCGCAACTTGGTTTTATGAATTCCCTTTGTGCTTGTTTGACTCTATCTTTTCCATGCGTCTTATTGTGGAAATTATAAACATCCAATGGACCATGAGAATCAGTTTCAATTGTCCCCAATTTATGCTCGGAAAACTCATCCAGAATCTTTCTTTCTTTTTCTGAGCCACCCATATGTTTCTTTGATTCTATTGGATGAACTTCATCCAAGTGTTCAGTTGCATGTTCTGGAGTGTGATACCACCCAATATTGTGTTCGGGATCAACTTTCCCCTTAGCCTTCGCACTCCTATACCTTTTCATGATATTCTTGACCATTGGAGAATCTTCATTATCTTCATGTCGCACATGATCATCAAGAACCCATTTGGCAACAATCATTCTTTCAGCATGATTCTGACCGTGGTCTATAGAAAATTCCATAGCACCACGCATCCATTTGTTCCAGTCTGACCAGTTATTCAACTCATCGCCTGCGTTTTGAACGTCATGATCTTTATGCAATTTCATAAAGCGATTGATTTCATTCTCTCTGGCTTCAAAGAGATAGTTCTCGTTAATAAATCTTATAAATCTTATAATGCTCATTTTTTCACACCCTTTGCTTTATTTTTCCAAAACAAATTCCGTAGTTTTCCAATAAAATTTGATTGCTTATACTTCTTCCAAGATGTGTCATCAGTCGCATGATGTGTAGGAGGTGTCGCCACAACATCTTCATTTGTTGGATTTGTTGGACGCCTATGACGATGCAAATGTCTATGGAACATATCCATTTGTTTCTGTGAACGTTTTAAATCTTCTGGTGTGGGTGTGGTTAATGAAATATGCCTTCTTTGCTCTGAAGAAAGAGCAGATTTATCTGGGGGGTCTTCGGGGGGACTTTCCCCACGAAGTTGCCTCAGTTGTTTTTCCATACTATAAAGGTTGTTAAGTGCAATAATTTCATGTTCAGTCTCAACAGAAGACTTCCGTCTTGGAGGTGGGTCCGACCCCCACATTCCAGCATTATCGCCAATGGAAGAAGATAAATCCCCCTGTGTTCTTCTACTCTGTAACATATCCTCCTGTTTTCTTCTACCCCTTATTGCATCATACACACCTCTTGTTCCTTCTTTTTTACGGGTTAATTCTTTTATTTTTTTTCTACGTCTTATTATGTCTCTAATACCTTCATATAAAGATTCTCCCATAATATCATGGAAACGATGTGCAGACTTTAATGAATCATCAGGAACAGAATGTGCTAATTCCCTTGCAAGTGTTAATGTATTATTAATACGCTCAGAATCAATCCCTGCTTCTTTCATGTGATCTGCAATATCATCATGACGGTGAGTGGTTCTCATTTGTTTATTGTAGTGGTTATTCTGTTGATCATGGAAGTCATGTCTTCTTTGATCTTCTGGAGACATTCTATTCTTCATTGACACATAGGAATCATGTGATGTGCCTCTTCTTCCGTATTTGTTTTCTATTTGTTGTAATTTCTTCACATGAAAGTCGGACTGTCTTCCTGCAAGATGCCAATTGAATGCCTGTTTTCCGAGGTTATTCAATTGTTCTTGATGGTGGTCAGAAGTTTGTTCTTTTATGAATATATTGAACTTTTTCATTTTATTTCACCTGTGTGGGGTATAGATCTATTTAGGAAATCTAGTTTGTTGTTTACCCAATGTTGGTCCGTGAGTCCCTTAATGGATGCTCTAATGCCGCCCGGACCACAGAGGGATCTTTGTGTCTTGCCGCACGCACCACAGCCCCAGAATTCGCCGCTGGATGCTTCAATGCCGCATGGACCACAGAGGGATCTTCGTGTTGTGCCGCCCTCTCCACAGCATAAGAACTCACCTCTGGATGCTTCAATGCCGCATGGACCACAGAGGCATCTTCGTGTCCTGCCGCCCACATCACAGCCTCAGAACTCACCTTTGAATGCTTCAATGCCGCATGGACCACAGAGGGATCTTCGTGTCTTGCCGCACGCGCCACAGCATCAGAATTCACCTTTGAATGCCCCAATGCCGCATGGACCACAGAGGCATCTTTGTGTTGTGCCGCATGCTCCACAGCATCAGAATCCGCCTTTGAATGCCCCAATGCCGCATGGGCCACAGAGGCATCTTTGCGTTTTGCCGCCATCATCACAGCATAAGAACTCACCTTTGGATGCTTCAATGCTGCATGGGCCACAGAGGCATCTTTGTGTCCTGCCGCCCTCTCCACAGCCCCAGAATTCGCCAATGAATGCCCCAATGCCGCATGGGCCACAGAGGGATCTTCGTGTTTTGCCGCACGCGCCACAGCATCAGAATTCACCTTTGAATGCCCCAATGCCGCATGGACCACAGAGGCATCTTTGTGTTGTGCCGCATGCGCCACAGTATGAGAACTCACCTCTGAATGCTTCAATGCCGCATGGGCCACAGAGGGATCTTTGTGTCCTGCCGCATAATACACAGCCCCAGAACTCACCTTTGAATGCTTCAATGCCGCCCGGGCCACAGAGGGATCTTCGTGGTTTGCCGCATGCGTCACAGCATTAGAATTCACCTTTGAATGCC